ATCATCCCCTTCTGCGTAATCATTATAATTAGCACTCACCGTTTTAGATCCGTAATATCTTGGTATAGTGAAAGAATTCAATCTATAGTTTGTGTCCTGTAATTCCGCGTAAGGATTGTTAGGATTTGTGTAAGTATTATAGTTATCGTTCACAGCGCTATTAATAGACTGCGTAATCAATCCTAAATTAATAGGAGTTAACTGATCAGAGGTGTAGTCTAAATTAAAGAATCTTTCTGATCTAACTGAAGCAGATACGTTTTGATAAAGATAATTTAAAGAGTATGTGGTGTATGTGGTCTCTACTCCATCGAATTGAATAGAAGAAACTTCTGTTTGATCGCCTATAGAATCTTGAGTAGTTACTGTGATTAAGCTACCACCAAATTCTCCATTATATAATTCTATTCCATCGGTGCTAGTGTATGGAATTAACCCTAAAGAAGAAGTGTAAAATCCAGAATTCTCAGTACTTCCAGAAATAGCGCCAGCAATGCCTCCGTCTACGTAAATCATATCAATAGACTGAGATAAATTATTATCCATGCTCATGCTAGGCTCGTGTCTAGCGTACTTGTTTCTCTCTAGAATGTGACTCTTAACAATTATACCAGTAGACAAGTTTGCTCTCGCTGGTACAAAGTCTCTAACTGTTTTGAATAGTACATTGTTGTAGTACTTGATCAATCTAATGTATTCCCAAACGCTATGAGGTTGAGTATAAGACGCAAAGTAAGCTTCTTTTTGAGCCTCTAAATCTGGGTAATAATTAGCGTAAGCATCCGAAGGTTTACCTATTAACTGATTAATATTCAAACTAGGCAAAGAACCGGTTATGTTTGCGTTGATTGTGTTCGCAGGAGAAAAACCTACTTCTACATTTGTTGAGTTAATTCTTTTATTTGTGTCGTACCATTGAAGCGTAGTGTAAGGAGACAGAACTGATGCACTTAACTCTGTAGGAGTCTGATACATATCCATGTGGCCAAAGATCATATGGCTGTCTTCCATAGATCCTGACATGATATCAATCTTGTCGTTGTTTATTTCAAATACACCAACGCTCCCAGACCAGTATTCTCCACCAAATTCGTTAACTGTTAAAATACTTTCAGGAATACCGAAGGTAGAAATTAACGCTTTAACAGATCTTTGAGTTCCTCTTGTTTTTAATAAGTAAGGTAAGTTGTGATAAAGTCTTTTATATAATTCCCCTTGTAACTGTTCGTTTCCTATAGTAGCAATACTAGAAGTAACGTAAGTGTTTATAACTTCAGATCCAGTAGGAGGCAATAAAGTTCCGTCTGGATTGATACCAAATAATGTATAGTATAAGTTATCTGATACGTTTGAGTTTGTATATAATTCAAATCCTAAACCTCTTAAAGCATCTGATACCATGTCTAAAGATATTCCCGTGTCAGGATTATTCGTAGCATCGTATCTTGTACTAACGTCTTTGTAGTACAACCAGATATTATCGAAGTGTTGACCAATCATATTCAAGAATGTCGTGTAAGGCGCATTGCTTGGATCGTCTAACAAGTATTGAGGAATAGAGTTAGTTAACTGATCTTTATTTGTAGCATCGTAAAGAGAAGAAGAATATAACAACGAAGAAGTGTACTGACTTGGAACCGTTTCTGCTGAACCTAACCAATTTGCAGCTTGAGAAGAGGTCACCGAATACAACACGTAAGGTTGTGTAGTGTTTTGTTTAGGCCATGCCCAACTACCAGAATTAAAATATAAATAGTATTCGTATAGATCGAACTTTTCTATAAGACTATCAACAGATTTTTGAATTACATTTATAGAAGAAGAAACAATGTTTATGCTAGTTCCGTTACTGTAAAGATCGTTTTGAGCAGCTATTTGTGCGTTATAACTTTCTAATAGTTCTAATTTATATACGAAGTTGTTTACTCTTTCTGTAGCGTTAGAAAAGTGTATGAAGTTACCAAAGTTAGTGTAGTCTACGTTAATGTCTACTGACTTATCTTGATAGTAAGACAACATCTTTTGGTAAGAAGAACTAATTTCGCTTGTCAAAAGACTTGAGTAAGAATAATACTCTGTAGTTTGACCGTTTTTATCGTTTACGGCTATCTTAAAATTAGGACCTCTTAAAGAATCTGTAGTAACTTGTACGTTAGCTTCTATCTGAAAGTCTACGTTAAAGCTAACTGACTCCGCAACTTTATCGACTAACCACAATTCTGACTTAACATCATAAGCCTCGGGAAGTGGTTCGTAAAGTTTAATAAGTAGTGTAGATTCTCCTGTATCAGGATCTTCTGAGTATGCTACGTTATTGGCAATGATTAATTCGTTATTTCCAAAGTTTAAATAAAAGTCTGGATAATAATTTTTTGTAGTAACGTAGTTTTGATATTGACTAAAAGCATTTAGTATTATAGTGTTACTTAATACTTGAGAAGCCAATCGTATTTCTGTTCTTGAAGAAGAGATTTCTTTTATCCAATAGAAAGTGCCAAAAGATGAATTGAATAGTCTTCTTAAAAAGTTATATTGAGTATTTAGTGTGCCTCTATTAAAACCTAATGTAGTTAAATCTTTTTGTGGATCTAATATTAAAGCAGAGTACCTATTACCATTAATTGTATTTTTAGAATCTGGATAGTAGTCTTCTAATTGATAGTTAACAAACTCTAGGTTTCCGTTTTGATCGTACACAAAGAATTCTATATAATCGCTTGAGTCTCCAAACTCGGCTGTTATATAGTTTGACGTTATTAATCGATCGTCTTGCGGAGAATAATCCTGTTGAACAATTCCAGGACCATCATATATTATGTTAACTTTTTCCATTAAAGTACTTTATTGATAGTTAGATACGTTTGACTTAAATCTAAAATTTGTTGACGAAGAGCGTTAATCTCTTCTATCAATGCCTGCTTCTCAGGATCTAATACAGATCCACCTATGTATTCTTGACTTCTTGCAACTAAAGACTCGTGAGATTCTGATGCTCCATTTGCAGGAATATCAAAAAATAACTGGTCATAGTATCTAAAAAAATCTTCTACGGTAACGCTCTCTGGTGCTGGCGCTGGTATTGCAGCTGGCACCAATTCTGTAAAACTAGAATCTATTACCTTGTTATAGGTATTGACTCCTCTTACCTCTTTTACTAAATCTACCGATGTTGACATTTTTATCTAATTATTTTGAAGATGTAATCGTTATCCACATCTATGTTTTCTCCAGTTGGCAAAACAGTTTTTATTAATATTTTATAGTATCTTTCAGGCTCTAATCCTGTCATATATAAATCAAAGTAACTGCTAGTAGCGTCGCAGCTTATCTTAGTGTAAGTAGTATCAAAATCTACTATAATCTCTTCAGACTTTACGTCTTGTAAAGACCAATAAGACTGTTGAGGTAAAGCCTTATTTACGTTATAAACAGAAGAAGTAGTAAAAGTTCTTACGGGGTATTTGTCTCTTGCGTTAACTTTGAATCTGTATTTAGTTGTGTCGGATTTGTATGTTCCTACGTTATTATCTAAACTCAATACAAAGTTATTATTGTTTAGTACACTCAAACTTCCTGTTGCATAAAAGCTATCGTCCCATTTCATTTCTAAAGTAGGAGGATATATAGTGTGTGTATCTACTGAGAAAAAGTTAAGAGCTATGAAACTGCCTGAACTATTTTCTACTGAATTCGGATGCTTTAAAAGAAATCCGTTATTTGTAGATCCGCTAAACCAGTTATTTACGATAGAGGTAACGTCTACATTTATGTCTTTAGGATCTTTATATGTGTAAGATTGAGTTGTGAAAGTGTTAGTCCAGTTTCCACCTCCAGGAGTTAAGAAGTAAGAAGGATTAGGCCATAAGTTACTAGCAGATACATACGCATTAGGATTGTACCAAGAAACTCCATTTATTGTTTCAGGATAATCAGCGTTTTTACCAGTTCCCATTTGCCAAGAAGAAGAAACTTGTCTTACTTCTAAACTATAAGTAGTAGATAAGTTTTCGGCATTCGCTAAGTATAATTTTAATCCAGTTTTCCATGACCCTGTAGTATAAGATTTTATAGTATTCAAATCAGCATCGCTAAATAATACTACAGATCTTCTTAGATCATCGTAAGATAGAACGGCTCCAGGATTTACATCAACAGAGTAGTTTATTGCAGAAGCATTGTTTTTTACTGACACTTCTAATATCTCATCAAGACCTGTATTTTTTACAGGAAACTTTGAATATATGGTTGCGTCTGCTGTGGGAAATATTTTATATACTGCCATTGTTTATTCTTTAAAATGTTACTACTCTACCTTTTATGTCTGTTTGAGGAAATTTTAATTCAAATATAGAAGGATCTAACGAAGGATATATTACATTGTTTAAAGTCGCAGCTTTAATATCGTAAGAGTACTTAGAGTAGTTATTTGCTTCTCCTGATTTATTGATTATTGAAACTTCTTTAACTGTTTGAACTCCGTCTATTTGATCCAATAAAGCATATAGATCTCCCAATATGATAGGTTGATTTATTTGCCAATTGTCTTTATCGAAATAATTCTGTAAAGATAAAATACATCTAGCTAAAACGTCTTGGCTGGTATAGTTAGGTCTTATTACAATATCAAAGTTACAACCAATATTAATTATATAGGCTGACTTAATGTTTATAGCGTCAGTCAACATTCTATAATCTGATATGTAAGTTTTTAAATTTTCCATAAGAGGCATAGAAGGCGTAGCCAAATGATTAGCGTTGTCTAAACCTAATACGTAAAGACTCACCATTATTTGATCTCTTTGGCTATTATCGGCAGCTAAATAGTTTGTATATGTAGCGTCGTCTTTTGTGATATACGCTTTAGAAATTTTACCAAATTTAGAAGGCATACTTAAACATCTTGCTAAATAATCCTCTTGAGTAACAGCTCTTAATTGACTTGAGAACTCTGCTTGAATGTTTAATTTCAATTCAACATCAGAATCTCCATCTCCACCGCCAGAAGCTGGGTCGATATTGTTGGTTACTACAGTATTTTCGAAAGAGTAATCTGCGGCAGTTACTGATTTGTTTACTATATAAGTTAATTCGTTAGATAAAACGTTAGCAGAAGCTCCACCTCCAACTAAGTAAGTAAACGTTAATGTAGTATTTTGAGGAGCTAATCCGTAAGTTTGTGTAGTAACAAAATTAGTAGGATCGAAAGCTGTGTTCAATAAAGTTAAACCAGAAGTAAGACCTACACCAACTGCGTTAGGATTAGGAATTACGCTAGTGTCTGAAACTTGATTTATACCAGAACCAAATTCAATATTCATAGTTCCATCAGCTTGATATCTTGTAGTGAATCTTCTAGGAACCGTTAATTTTTCTATCATATAAGGCACTTGGTTAGCGCTTTGATAGAATTCTGGGTAATTAGCCGCTGTGTTGGTTACTGGATCTAAGATATAGTCTTGAGCTAAGTAAGGTACTTCGTACCATAAGTTACCATCTGAATCTTGTACTTTTAAAATAGTAATGATATCAGTGTCTTGTAAATTTATAGTAACAAATCTTTCAGCAGATCCAAAGTTAAACTCTTGTGTTTTAACTTGACCTGATATTGCTTGTGTATTCTTTTGTAGTAAGAAACTAGTTGGAACTCCGAAAGAATCCACTGTATAAGTAGAAACTGTAGTAGGATCTAAAGAAGAAGAGGTAGTAAAGTCTACTTTATTTGGAACATAAAAGAAATTAGAAGTGTCTACGTTAGATCTTATTTGCATTCCTTCAGCGATAGTTACAGCGTAAGTAAAGTCAGGAACAAAAGTACCGGCTTCGTTAGCAGATGGAACTTGTTGATAAACTTGAAGGTTCGCAACTGCTGCAGAAGTAGTCTTTGGTCTATAACCTAACATGTAAGCCATAGAGTACAAATTACCCTTTTGTTTTGCGTATTGTAAAAAAGTTTCTTGTAATTGATTATCTAAATAGAAAGATAAAACGTCTCCAACGTAAGCCGCCATTTCTATAAACATAGAACCTGGTGAGGCTTGAGTAAAATCGTTGTATACCGTAGGGTAATACGATTTAGCATATTCTATCAAGTCCGATTTGAACGAACTAAAATCTTTATTGAGATATTTTACATCTGTACTGTTTGGCATCTTTATACGTTTTGTATTGTCAATAACACTTCGTCTGACTCTTTTGTATTTCTAATATTATAACTAAATTCTATATTGATAGCTCCTATATTAACGTCCGAACTAACTACCAAACTAACTATATTAACGTTTGGAAAATTTGTTTCTATTTGACTGATTAGCATAGTTCTTAAATCGTCTGTAGTATTTGTTTCCAACTGCTCGAATAAGAACGATCTTAAACCTGCTCCAAAGTTAGGACTAAAAGGTCTTTCTCTAGGATCAGTTAACAAGAAGTTAATCAAGTTATATTTAGTCTGATCTTTAGTGCTATACACGGTATTGAAAACGTTAGAGGTAGAAAAAGGAATACTAACGCCTACTCCGGTAGAAGGGCGCAAATCAAGGGGCGATATTTTTCTTGCGTTATATGCCATTATATTACGCCTTTAGATCTCATTTTACTCATTAAATCTGTGAAATCAGGTACTTCGTTTATTTGTACCATGCTTGGATCAGAACTAGGTCTTGCTGTTGCCAACATACCATTAACGTCTCCTACTGCAACTTGCTTTGGTTGAAAGAAGCTAGTTGGGTCTACTCCTATTGAATTAGGTCCAATGTCCGATGTGTTAAAAGACATATCGTCCATATCACCCATTGCCATTGCTGTTTCGTTTAGCATATTAGCCAAAGGATTGCCTGTGAAGTTAGGCTTAGGACGCACTGGTTGTGTGTTTAGTGTGCCTGGTACAGCCATTTTAGGTCTCTTTGATTCTTTTATAACCTCTTTAGGAGAGCTTGAGGATTGAATCTCCTTTAAAATGGCAGGCATTTCTTGACGGATCGCATTTACGACCTCTTCCCTGATCAATTTCTTTAGTAATTCTAATTGGTTACTTTTTGCCATATCCTATAAATATTGATTTTATAATATTCCTTTTTATCTAATGTTTTGAGTTGAATCAGATTTTCCTTGTTGAGAGTAATAAGATCCACCACTTCCAGCATAACTTACAGAACCTCCGCCTCCAGCGCCACCACCTGTTGCAGAAGTAGAAGATTGAGCTGCTTGATTTGTATTGTTTACGGGTTGACCGCCTTCTAATTGTTTTATTTCAGCTTCTAATACTTTTATTTCTTTTTCGTTCTTTTCTATTTTTGGATCTAAAAGTTTCTTTGCCGCCGCAAAAGCTATTGGACCTAAAAGTAATGCCGCAGCTCTTTCTTTTTTCCAATTAGATATCTGTTCTTTCAAGTCAGATATTTTATTTTTCTTTTCTGCAATGGCCGCATTATTCTTTTGCCTGTTGGCTAATTTTCCCGAATATTTTCCAGCAGGGTCAGTTTGCGTTAAATTATTGGAGAGATCAGAAGAGGCTTTAGCCATCATCTTTCTCATTCTCTTTCTTAATTTCTTACCGCCTTTAATACTATTGATAAATCCATTGATACCTAAACCTTCTGGCGGATCTTCGTCTTCACTATCAGGATCATCGTCTCCAGTATCAAAATTCATAAATTCTATGTCGTCTATGCTAAGATCTTCGTTTGTTAAGAAGTTCATAGACTCTTCCATTACTGAAATATCGCTAGCAGAAAAACCAGAGAAACCTAAATTTGGTTGATTTCCTCCTGATTCTGCTTTTTGACCTTCTAAATTATTTTGTTTTCTTCTTGCATCTTCTGATAAGAACGATTCCAAACTCTTTCCATAATCGTCTCCTCCAATATTCGTTATCATAGAGTCTAATCCAGTTCCATTTCCATCAAAGCTAGCATTAGAAATTGGAATATCTAAAGGAGTTCCATTAGCGCTAGTGCGATTAATAGCTGAGGATTGATTGTTTGATGCAATACCTCCCAAACCAAGAGCTTGAGTAGATCCTCCTGCTTGATTAATATTTTGACCTTGCTTAGAAGCCGCTAAATCTCCAAGCCCTGTCATCAAAGGACTCGTAAGACCGGAAGCTCCAGACCCTCCATTTGCATTAGTGCCGCCTAAGCCGTTTATCATTACGTTAGCTTTTTGAGCGTATCCAAGAGCATTAGTATTAACTAACCCTAAAGCAAGCAATTTGGCTTTTACTTCCGCAACAATTATTTTATCATCAGAAGCGTAAGTAGCATCTGATTGTGTGGCTAATATTCCCTTTTGATCTATAGCTATACCGTAACGTCTTCTTAATCTTATTTCTGTGTCTACTGATTCTTCTGTTAATATCTCTATAGTGTAAGGTCCAAATTGATTATTTTTAGAATTCTTTTTATTAAAGTAATTGTTTAAAAACTCTAAAAGTCTAAGAGCTCTATCTCTTAAAAGATCTCTAACGTCTTTAAATTCATTCATTAAAGCTGGATCTATATAAGTTCCGTTTCTTCTTGCGTTTAATTCGCTAGCATCAGGAGTAACACCAATTACACCAAATCCGTTTCCACTTGCGTTAGCATCTAAAACTCTACCAGAAATATTAGTCCCGGATTGCTCGTTTCCTCTTCCTCTGTTGTTATTAAGACCGCTTGCGTTACCTCCTCCAGCTCTACCGCTGGCTCCTCCACCAACTCCTCCAGCTCCTACTCCTGATCTATTATTTGGATTTATGTTTGTACCTCCTCCCGCTAATTGATCTAAACCGTATTGATCTAATTCTGTTTGTAGTGTTGATGGATCTCCCAATAAATCGTTTGGATCTGAGTAACAAGACTCTATGTTGAAGATTAAAGCAGTAATTTTTTCTACTAAAGTGAATAACTTAGTTACTAAACTTCTTAAGAATCCTATGATAGTTTGTAAAAGCTGATTTATTTGTTTTAATCTTTTTAAGAAGAATAAAAAGCCTTTCTCTTTTACGATCTCTTGTAAAGTATCAGATGCAACTGTAGTTACACCAACTGATGTAAATACATTTGGAATAGGAACTCCTAAAAAGAACTTTCTTAAAATCCAAAATACTTTTACTAATAACAAGAATAAAGATATAATATTACTAAAGAACGAAATAATCCTAAGTATTTGATTCGCAATTCTTATAATCACTCTACATACATCTATAATAGTTTTTAAGAAAGGAATAATTTTTTTTGGATCTATTATTTTAGAAATCATTTTAATGAACTTAGAAATTCTACCGTCCAAAAATCTATCTGCTAAGTTGATTGCTCCACTAACTGTAGTTAAATTTTGTATAGATATTGCTATAGTTCTAATGTCGTCTATTTTCTTTAACGCTTTTTGTACGTCTTGACTTGGGAAATTTCTAACGTCAGAATATTTGTTAAAAACTCTATAAACGTCTTCCATAAAATTGGAAAACAGCTGTAATTCAGGAAACGCCGCAACTAGTTCTGCGTCTCTTAGTCCATTTGTACTCAATAATTCTCTAGCCGCTTGAACTTGAGTGTTGCCCTGCAAAGAATCTCTAAAAGACAAACCTGATGCTTCTTGTTCTATCTGTTGTTCTGGGCTAAGTACTTGTTCTGGAGGAATTCCTAAAACTTCTTCTAGTATTGTTCTTACTTTTTTTATTAATCCTACTAAAGCGTTTTTCTTTTTAGACGTAGTATTATCTCCATACAAAGAATAGAAGTCATCTATTAGCACTTGTACTTGATAGGCCTTTAGTTGTATCTCGTATTTTTTTCTAGCTAAAGGATCCGTTATGGTTTCTGGATCTACGTTAGGATCAAATGTTTTTCCACCCGGTATTTGATTCAATGCATATTCTAGAATGTTACACATATCAACTTCTAGTAATTTATCCATTACGTAGAATATGCCCTTGTCCAAAGTCTCTTTAAAACCAGTCATTGGATTAACAGCGTCTGATTCTTCTGCTGCAGCAATTTCAAATTTACCGTAGAAGAGATCGTCCATCTTTGCTCTTATTTCATTGATGGCTTTTCCCGCAACTATAATAGCTTTCTCTATACCAGGTTCGGCTGTGCTTTCGTTAGCTGTTAATATATTTGTATTAGACGTTAGTGTATTAATCGCCTTTTGATCATCTGCTGATAATTTTTCAAAGTCCGTCTTAGGCCTTATGTCAGGAGCCGTTTTAGGAGGCAACTGCGTTATCGGTTTGATTGTTAGATTATCTCCCATTATTTAGTGTATACTACTTTTGAAAGATTAAATGCTTGTCCAGGATTTGTGCCTCCACCAGTTACCTCGTTGTTGATTGATTTAGCCGTTTTAGCCACTAAAGGACCTGTTGATGCTAATAATTGCATAGAAGCAGGAAGATTAGACTCCGATACTTTTCCTAGCGCGTCTCCTAACTCTATTAGCATTTCGCTCAATCTAATTAGGATTTGATTTGTTTTATAACCCAATAAAACTGGTTCTAATCCAACCATATTATCTGGAATTATTTTATTTCCCAGACTAATCTTAGGCGCGTCTATATAAACTTCTGCGTTAGCGTCTATGTGTACTTCACCACCAGAAGATATACCTACATTCTTTTTACCTAATAAAAATACAGAATCCGATTTAGCGTGTACAATAACTCTACCGCTACTTACAATTATCTGCTTGCCTTTATATGGAAATTCTGGAACGTACATTATGTATTTCTTATTGCTGTTGAATCTTGTTGTTGTGCTGATAAAATATCGTTAGAAGTAGGTGCTTGTTCTATTTCTAATATTACTTGAGATTGTTTTGATAAACCTTTTCCATAAGATCTAAATGGAAAATTAACAACATCTTCTAAAACTATTTTTTGATTAGAAGTTAAATATATAGAAGAATCGTCTTTATTAATGTCCTCTATAGTTGCTGCAAAAGGATCTGTATCTACGGGTTGGCCTTGACCATTTCTAATAATAGTTATAGGATCACCGGTGGTTCCAACTTCTGACCAATAATTTAAAGCTCTTAATCCTTTTACCGTGCTTCCAAATCTTATTGATTGACCAAATCTTGATTCTAATATAATATCTCCTTCGAAAGGTCTTAAGTTCTTTATTCTTTCGTTCTCTATAAAAGTTCTACCAAGAGGAAGTCTAAAAGCTAGTGTATCTGTTTTGCCTTGAAACTCTGGTCTTGAGCTTGCTTTGCTTATGTATTGACCGTACTCTTCCATATTAGGAAAAGCGTTGTGATTAACTCCATTCCACAAAGCATAAGGAGGAAAATAGAAAAGCTGTTTAGCATTAAAGTCGTTGTTCAAATCAGGAGATGGTCCGCTCATGATTAAAACTATTTCGCCCAATAAAGGGTATTGTTTTATAAAGCTAAATATTGGGAATGCAGGTTCTGTTACCTCTTTTAATTTGGATTCAGAAAGATTAGAGTACATTACTTCGTATCTTATTTTACCCACATCTTTCCAACTAGTAAAGTCAGGGTTTGGTTCTAATACGTCTCTAACCGCAGGAAGTCCATCAGGAGAAACAAAAGCTTGTATAGATCTAGTGAAAGGTCCTTGCACTATGGATTTAACTCGACCAATTATGAAGTATTGGCCAAATTTACCCGTTTTATCGGCTTTAAAATTATTACCGAATATACTCATTATGCGCTAGGTAATTGTTTTTTAGGAGCCATTGAAGTTACTTCGCTCATTAATTGCTCAATATCTTTCTCTGACAAAAGGCCTCCATCTTCTACAGATTTGTCTTTTGCGTCAGCAGATTTTTGGAATGCACTAAGAATTTTCATTAGCACCTCATCGTTCTTAAGACTAGAATCCAATAGACCTTTGATCATTGGCATAAGAACTATAGCATCGCCAGGACCATCAATCATATCAGCTAGACGTAGTATTTCAGACTTTATCGTAGAATCTTGGGACTTG